TGGCGAAGGCGGCGAACATATCCATGCGATCAAGTGGATTGACTGAGCTTCGCATTCGGCGGTCGCCGGTATTTAAACCGTTGACACGCCCCAGTCGATACAAGGCTGCATACGGCGGGCGCGGCTCGGGCAAGTCGCAGTTCTTCGCCGACTTGATGGTTGCAAGGGCATTGGCTAAGCCGGGCTTTCGTGGGTTGTGCTGCCGTGAAGTGCAGAAGTCGCTGAAGGAAAGCGCGCACAAGCTGATTGCGGACAAGATCGCCAGCCATAACCTAGGCAAGCGGTTTGACGTTCAAGAGACGCAGATTAAGACACCGGGCGGCGGTTTGATCGTGTTCGCCGGTTTGCAGGACCACACAAGCGAGAGCATCAAGTCATACGAGGGCTTTGACGTTGCCTGGGTTGAGGAAGCGCAGACGGTTAGCGCCAAGTCGCTGAACCTACTTCGCCCGACAATCCGTTCGCCGGGTTCTGAGTTGTGGTTTAGCTGGAACCCCCGCCGCAAGCAGGATGCGGTTGACTTGATGTTCAGGGCGCAGGAGCCGCCGACAGATTCAATCGTGGTGCGAGCTAACTGGGACAACAACCAATGGTTTCCCGGCGAGCTTGAGCAAGAGCGGCTTGATTGTCTGAGGCAGCAGCCTGAGCAGTATGAGCATATCTGGAACGGCGATTACGTCACGGTAGCTGAGGGGGCTTATTACGCGCGGCATTTGGCAGAGGCGCGGGCAGAGGGTAGGATTTGCAAGGTTGCATTCGATCCGCTGCTAACGGTTCGGCTATTCTTCGACATTGGCGGCACGGGGGCAAGAGCGGACGCTTGTTCGATTTGGCCGATGCAGTTTAGCGGCACAGAGATCAGGACGCGGGACTATTACGAGGCTGTCGGCCAACCGCTGGCAACGCATGTCGCTTGGCTCAGGTCCAAAGGTTACACGCCCGACAGGGCAGAGATTTGGCTTCCCCATGATGGGGCAACGCAAGACAAGGTTTATTCGGTCAGCTACGAAAGCGCGCTGCGCGATGCTGGCTATGTGGTGAACATCATTCCGAACCAGGGGAAAGGCGCAGCTGCGGCACGCATCGAGGTTTCGCGCCGCCTGTTCCCGCAAGTCTGGTTTGACGAAGACACAACACAAGCCGGGCGGGATGCGCTGGGCTGGTATCACGAACGCAAGGATGAGGCGCGCGGCATCGGGCTAGGGCCTGAACATGATTGGGCAAGTCACGGCGCTGACAGCTACGGCGCTGGCATGGTGGCTTATGAGATACCCAAGAAAGCCGCGAAACTCGATCTAAGCAACCTCAAGCGGGGAATGGTATGACGGAACAGGAATCCGCCCCCGAAGAGGGCTACGATATTGACGCCATCGCTGCCCAGCTCAAACGGCAGTATGACAACGCCGACCAATACAACGAACAGCTTGCAGGCATCCAGACCGCTGCGGTGCAGTATTACGAAGCGGACATTGCCGCATTCCCGGCCCGTGAAGGTGGCTCGCAGATCATCCTGCCAGACGTGCAGGAGTCGATTGACTACATGGGTAGCTCAGTGCTGCGCACGTTCCTGTCAGGCGATAACGCAGTTGAGTTGGAGGCGGTCGAGGAAGAAGCCGAGGACGGCGCGCGCGAAGCCACTGAGGCGCTGAATTACAACTTCCTGCGCCAACAGGACGGTGCGCGCATCCTTTACGATGGCCTGATGGACGGGCTGCTCAAGAAGATCGGCGTTTTCAAGACTGCGGTGGAGACGGTCGAAAAGATCAGCCGTGAAACCCTGCAATTTGGCAGCGAGGAAGAGATTGCGCTTTATGCCGATCAGACCGGCTGTGAGATTGAAGGCGTCCAGCAGCAAGAGGATGGATCTTTCCTTGTCGCCTGCAAGCGCCAGCGCATTGAGAAGCGGTTTGTCGATTACGCCATCCCGGTATCGCGGTTCAAGTTCACGCCCACTGCCAAGCATGAGGACGACGCGGACTATCTCTGCCATGACGAACTGAAGACCCGTTCCGAACTGGTTGAGATGGGCTTTGACAAGGCCCAGGTCTACAAGCTCCCCTCCTACGGCAACCGCTATGACTGGCGCGACAACGAAAGCACGACGCTCGATAACCAGTGGCGCGATTCAGTCAGTGCCGAGCTTGAGGAAGTTTTGCTCTGCCATGAGTTCGCCAAGATGGACGTTGATGGCGATGGCATTGCCGAGCGGGTTGAGGTCTACCGGGTCGAAAATGAAATCCTGATTGACGCTGAGACGGGCGAACCTTCGATTGAGACGGTCGAGGATCAGCCGTTTAGCGTGTTCTGTCCGTTCCCGCGCCCGCATCACTTGGTCGGCTATTCACTGGCTGACAAGGTTATGGACATTCAGCTTACGCGGTCGTTCTTTGCGCGCCAGTTGGCCGATGGCATGGCATTCAGCAACATGCCGCGCCCGGTTGTCGATACCAACATGGCAGATGCCGATACGTGGGACGATATTCTCACCCCGATCCCCGGAAGCCCGATCAGGGTCAAGGGCGGCGCAAGTGCTGTGCAGCCGTTCCAGACCGGGTTTAACGCGGGCAATTCGCTTCAGGTCATGGAATGGCTTACCGGCGAACGGGAAAGCCGCACGGGCATTACAAGGCTCAACCAGGGGCTTGACGCCGACGCCTTGAACAAGACCGCCACAGGGACGGCATTGCTTCAGGCGCAGGGCCAGCAGGCCGAAGAAATGATTGCCCGGCAGCTTGCCCAAACGCTGGGCCGGTTGTTCCTGAAGAAGTATCGTCTCATGAAAGCCGAGGGCCAGTCGATCCGCGTCAAGGTTGACGGGGTATTCAAGGAAGCCGACCCGTCAAGGTGGCCGGACGAGGTCAATGTGATTGTGCGGGTTGGTTTGGGGACCGGCTCCAAGGACAAGCGCATTCAATACCGCATGGCGCTGCTGCCGATCATGGCTGAAGGCGTTGCTGCGGGTAAGGTGTCGGACAAGAACGCATTCAAGATGTTTGACGGCTTGGCCCGCGATATGGGGTTGGGGACTGGCGATGATTATTGGGTTGATCCTGACGCGCCGCCTGAGATTGATCCCGAAACCGGACAGCCCAAGCCCAAGGAAGAGAAGCCCGACCCTGCCGCAATGAAGGTGCAGGCCGAAGCGCAAATGCAGCAGGCCAAACTTCAGGGCGAGCAGCAACTGGCCGCGCTGCGCCTTGAATTGCAGAAACAGGAAGCTGAAGCTAAGCAGCAGTTGGCCAGCGATCAGGCCGAATTTGAGGCAAACTTGGCTGTTGAGCGCGCCCGCCGTGAAAGTGAACTTGCGCAAGACCGGATGCAGATGGAACAGCGCCTTGCCGAGCAGCGCATGATGTTTGAGGCGCAACTGGCGGTCCGTAAATCCGAGCAGGCGCATGAAGCCAGCATGACCAAGGTTGATATGAGCGAGAGCCGTCCCGGTGGGAGCCTTGCGGAATGATTGAGCGCTTCGCCCTTTGGCTGCTGCGCCACTTCTCGCCCGACAAGGCCCGGCTGCATGTAGGTGGCGACCCGATTGAACGGGCAATCCGCTGGGAAGCCTTCTACCGCGAGGAAGGCGGCATGGCTGATATGATCGCAGCACTGCGCAAGGAAGCGTTTGAGGCGGCACAGGAGGCCGGTGCGAAGGACGATCAGACCCGGTTGGCATGGATGCTTCAGGACCGGGCCTATCGGTCACTAGACAACAGAATTTGCGGCGTGATTGCGCACGGCAAGGCGCTGCAAAAGCAGATCGAAACACGCCACCCCTTGAGGGTTGCCAAGTCGGTCTGATCCCCGCCCGCGCTGTGAAGCGTCGGCTATCCCTGAGAAGGAAAGCGTATGTCAGACGGCCCATCGGTTACGACCGAAGCCGCTACCGACGCGCCTGCACTGCGTAGTGTAAGCGAAAAGGCGGCGGATTTTGAGAAATACCTCGGAGACGAGGACGAAGAACTTGACGACCAGCAAGAGGATGGAGCCGAAGAAGGCGAAGTCCTTGAACTGGACGACGAGGAACAGGAAGTCGAGGACGACGAACCGGAAACGGCCATCGAAGCTCCCGCCAGCCTGAACGCGGAGGAAAAGACGGTCTTTGCGCAGCTTCCCCCGGAAGCCCAGCAGGCATGGGCCGCAAGTGAGAACCGCCGCAACACACAGGTGCAAGAGGCCACCACCAGAGCCGCCGAACGTGAACGCCAAGCCGCCCAAAAAGCGGAACTGGCCGAAGCCCAGGCCGATCAGCGCCGCGCAGCCCAGCTACGGGAATTTATTGTCGGGTTCGCCCCGCAAATGCCCGATCCGCAGTTTGCCCGCGTTGACCCCGCCTCATACATCGCCGCAAAGGCTGAATACGACGCCCAGTATGCCCAGTTCGTTCAATACGCACAGCAGATTGAGGGGTTGGAGGTCGATGCAACGCAAAGGGCTAGTCAGATTGACCAGCAAGCGCGCGTTGCGGACCTGATGACCGTAGGTAAGCTGGCTGACCCTGCGACCCGTGACGAATATCTGAAAACGTCGCTGTCGCTGGTTGCCGAGCTTGGGCTTGATCCCGCTGAATTTGAAGCGGTGGCAAGCTCTGCGGAC